TAATTTTTTAAAAGAAAGAAAGATAGCCATTCCTAGAAAAAGGTCACACCGAAAAGATGATAAGTATGTGGGTGCATATGTAAAAGAACCACAAACAGGGTTGCATGATTGGGTGATGTCATTTGATTTAAACAGTTTGTATCCTCATTTGATTATGCAGTATAATATTTCACCAGAAACTTTAGCTAAAGAAGCCAATCCTTTAACATCAGTTGAGAGAATGCTTACCGAAGAAGTAGAAATACCAAATGATGGTTATGCTGTTACTCCAAATGGGGCAAGATTTAGAAAAGATATTCAAGGGTTTTTGCCGGACATGATGGAGAATATGTATAATGATCGTGTTAAGTTTAAGAATTGGTCTTTAGAAGCTAAACAGAAATATGAAGATACAAAAGAAGAACAATATTTAAAGGATATCTCGAAGTATGATAATATTCAAATGTCGAGAAAGATTGCTTTGAACAGCGCTTACGGTGCAATAGGTAACCAGTACTTTAGATATTATGATGAACGTATGGCCGCAGCGATTACAACTGCTGGGCAGTTAGCAATAAGGTGGATAGAAAATGATGTTAATAGGTACCTCAATAGGATTTTACAAACAGTTGACAAGGATTATGTTATTGCATCGGATACGGATTCGATTTATGTCAATTTTAGCAAATTGGTATCTAAATCTTTTAGTGAAAAAGATGATATATCAAATGATAGAATTGTCTCCTTCTTGGCGTCTGTGGCCGAAAAGAAAGTGGAACCTTTTATTGATGAAAGTTATAAAAGGCTTGCTGATTATGTCAAACCCTATGAACAAAAGATGGAGATGTCCAGAGAAGTTATAGCTGACAAAGGTATATGGACAGCCAAGAAAAGATATATTCTTAATGTATATGATAGTGAAGGTGTACGTTATAAAGAACCACAGTTAAAGGTGATGGGTATAGAGGCGGTGAAATCTTCCACACCAGCGCCATGCAGAGAGATGATTAAGACTGCATTGAAAATAATTATCAATGAAGATGAAGTAACATTGAACACATTTATACAATCGTTCCGTAAAACTTTTATGTTGTTAAATCCAGAAGATATAGCATATCCTCGGTCTTGTAATAATTTACAGAAGTATAAAAGTGAATCTAACATTTGGTCAGACGGAACACCGATGCACGTTAAGGGAGCGTTGGTGTACAATTATCTATTGAAACGAGATAAATTAGTAAATAAGTATCCACTTATACAAGAAGGTGATAAGATAAAATTTCTTGAAGTGAAAACACCAAATGCATATCGAACCAATGTCATTTCATTTATGACAAGGCTTCCGAAAGAATTTGCCTTGCATAATCAGATAAACTATGATATAATGTTTGATAAGAGTTTCGTTGAACCCTTGACGTTTATATTGCAACAGATTGGGTGGAACGTAGATCGTAGCTATGGAACAGCTACAACATTGGAGCATTTATTCGGATGAATAAAGAATTATATGATTATTTGCATGAGCATGACTTCTACCTAAACAAAGGGGAGTTTCGCTATTGCACAGAGAAGTATGGTAAGGAAGAGTTTAGGCTTACCATTGCACAGTATGTTTCTGAAAAGCGGCCTGCATTTCCTTTTCGGGAGTTGTCGTATGCAGACATGGTGGATAACTTTCAGAAGCTCCAGAAGGCAGACTATACAAAGTTTATTACACCAAGAGATCAGATAACTAATGAAGTTATTGAGAAGTATGATGACTATAAGTATGAGTTTCAAACTTGTGGCCAAGGCCTGATAGATACCCCATCAACATATAATGGGTGTAGTGATTACTTTATGAATCATTTACGATTACGTTGTGGGTCTTATGGTTTTAAGGCACCAGCTCAAGTATGGGAAGAAGGTACACCCAAACAAATATGGTCATCTATTGGTGGCTTATGGAGAGGTGTAAACACTACACAAGATTTAAGCCCCAAGAGCGTAATGGAAGTCTTACGTTTAGGTACATATATTGCAACACAGTTCAAACCAATTGTAGCAAAGGTCATTTATAATATGACAGATGCCAAGACTGTACTTGATACATCTATGGGTTGGGGTGATAGACTTGCTGGTTTCTATGCATCAAACGCAACACATTATATTGGGTGTGATCCAAACCCTAATACATTTAAAGTATACTCTGAAATGATTAGAGAATATAGTAAGATGTCACCAGGAAAGACTACAGAAATATACAGATGTGGTGCTGAAGATTTGCCATGGGAGACGATTAAGAATGTAGATTGTGCATTTACATCGCCACCATACTTTGCGACTGAAAGATATAATGAGGGAGGTGACTTTGAAGAAGATCAGTCATGGAGTAAGTTTAGTGAATATGAAAGGTGGCGAGATGAGTTCTATCTCCCAGTGGCTCTAAATAGTTTTAATGCTTTAAGTGAGAAAGGATTTCTAATGACTAACATTATGGATCCTAAAATTAAAAATGTGAGATACTATTCATGTGATGAATTAGTAGATCACCTACAACCAGATTTTCTTGGACAAATTGGTATGAGAATTATGCAACGGCCTCAAGGGAAGAATAAATTTGAAACTAAGGAAGAGTTAGTTGAATTTATGAATAAGCTCTACATAGAAAATGTATGGTGCTTTGGAAAATATAAGACGTTTGATTTATTTCGACACACCAGACGAGCGACATTGGAGGGATTGTTTTAATGTTAAAATCATTTTGGTGGAATAGAGATTGGGCCTTGTGGGCATGGGGCGGACTTATTGCACTAATAGGATCGTTGTGGTTACAAGTTCAGATGACAGTAGCTATCAACCAGTGGTATGGAGTGTTCTATGATCTGTTACAGAACGCTGGAGATTATGTAGATAAACCGCAAGAAGGTATTGGTCTATTGTATTCTCACTTGATTTCGTTGAAGTATACAATGAGTGGCTTTGATAGTGAAGTAGCCACTGTATCTTTTACTGAGATAGCCTTCCCGTATATAGCACTTGCTATTTTTACAGGTTGGTTTGCAAGAATATATGGACTACGTTGGCGTCAAGCTATCACATTCAGTTACATTCCGAGATGGCGTGCAGTTGATGGTGAGATAGAAGGTGCATCCCAACGTATACAAGAAGATTGTAATAGATGGGCAAGAATCATTGAGTCATTAGGACTGCAAGTAGTTCGAGCAGTGATGACATTGATTGCCTTTATTCCAATCCTGTGGGGCTTCAGTGACAAGGTAGACATACCTATCATCAGAGATATAGAAGGCTCCTTAGTATGGGCAACTCTGATAGTATCTCTAGGCGGTATGGCAATCAGTTGGTTTGTTGGTTGGAAACTACCACATCTAGAGTATAATAATCAGAGAGTAGAAGCTGCTTTTAGAAAAGACTTGGTGTTAGGTGAAGATGACAAGATCAACTTTGCACAGCCTGAAACATTAGGTGAACTGTTCACGGGTATTAGATATAATTATCATAGATTGTATTTGCACTATGGATATTTTGATTGTTGGGTAGTGTTCTATGACCAGTTTATGATTATTGCACCTTACCTCGTAATGGGTCCTGGCTTGTTTACTGGTATGATTACACTTGGTGTGATGGTGCAGGTCAGTAATGCATTTAGTAGAGTGCATGGAGGCTTTGCATTATTCTTACACAACTGGACAACGATTACAGAACTGCGTTCAATATGGCGTCGTCTGCATGAGTTTGAACAGAATCTAGTGAGGCACGGAGCATGAGCGGAGAAACATTATTGTTAGGTGGAATTTTTATTGGTCTTGTTTGCATAGTTCTTTTAGCACATTGGATTGATCGGCGTATAGTCCGAAAGATTGAATTGTATGAAGAGCGTATGGTCGAACAGGGCATATACAAAAGACACTTTACAGAGAAAGGTAAAAATTGATTGTTGTTAGCTGTATATGAAAATAAGAAGTATAAAACAATGAATATTCCTCTCTCCCAAAAGGATCTAGTAACAAAGATGCTTAAGGAGAGAGGGATTGAATGGTATACTATGAGTACAAGTGAAGGAGAAATAGAAGATGTCAAACTTCTTGAAAAATGTAATTAAGGAGACAGGGAATGAATATGGGACGATTGTTAGTGATGGGCTTGCTACTGCCGATGTGTCTGGTTATGTGGACACTGGTAGTTTTATTTTCAATGCTTTGTGTTCCGGTTCTTTATATGGTGGGCTACCTCAAAATAAGATCACAGCGATTGCAGGCGAGTCGGCAACAGGCAAGACGTTCTTTGTCTTAGGTGTATGTAAAACTTTTCTGGAAGATAATCCAGAAGGTAGTGTAGTATTCTTTGAGAGTGAATCGGCTATCACTAAAGATATGATTGAGGAACGAGGTATAGATTCCTCTCGTATGGTGATACTACCTGTGACTACAGTGCAAGAGTTTCGGCATCAATCTTTAGCAGTGCTTGGTGCATATGAAGATGATGAAGAACAGAAACCCTTACTTTTATGTCTTGATAGTTTAGGTATGTTATCTACAACGAAAGAGATAGAAGATACAGAAGCTGGTAAAGAAACTAGAGACATGACGAGAGCTCAGATAGTCAAGGCTACTTTTAGAGTTTTGACTTTGAAGTTGGGTAAACTGGGTGTACCATTGATACTGACTAATCATACCTATGATGTGGTGGGTTCGATGTTCCCACAGAAAGAAATGGGTGGTGGTTCAGGACTCAAGTATGCCGCTTCACAAATAATCTATCTGTCAAAGAAGAAAGACAAAGTAGGTACAGACGTTGTGGGTAACATCATACATTGCAAGACATACAAGTCCCGTCTAACAAAAGAGAATCAAATGGTAGACGTTAGGTTGTCTTACACAAAGGGTTTAG